ACAACAAGGCTCGATAATTGGGCTAACGACGGGTATGTTTCCCCGACCGAAAAGCTCGCCCTCAAACAGCAGAAAGAGGAGGTTGATTCGGACTATACGGAGATTATCGCCGACGCTGGCCGGTATTCCGTATCTACGACCGCGTTTGTTGCCGCCTATAATGCCGCTGTAACGGCTTTCAACAAATATACGGCCTCCACCCCGGAGCTTATCGAGATAACGGCTGATTTCGGAAATATCGCGGCCTACTACGATGCGCGTGCAACTATCCTTGACGCAATCGCGGTTGCCGCCAAGAAAGTTGCTACTGACGCGCAGGCCGCCGCTGATGCGGCCCAGCAAACGGCAAACGCCGCCGGTAGTGCCGCCGCCCTTGCTCAAACCGCCGCAGACAACGCGGCTACCGCTGCGGCTACGGCTCAATCTACTGCCAATGCGGCCAAATCTATTGCCGAGGCCGCTCGCGACAAGCTCGCCACATGGGGCTCGGACGGCTATATTTCCCCGACGGAAAAGACGGCTTTAATTCAGCAGTTCAAAGACGTTCAAACCGAGCGCGACCAAATTGTAGCGCAAGCCACGTCCTACTCCGTTTCCACTACGGCCTATCTGGCCGCTTATGCCGCCGCCGTTTCCGCTTTCAACAAGTACACAGCGGCCACCCCGGAATCTATTGCGGTGGAGTCCGATTACGCGAATATCGCGGCTTACTATGACGCGCGGACACTGATTCTCGATGCGATTTCTACTGCGGCCAAGAAAGTTGCAGATGACGCGCAGGCGACCGCCAACGACGCGGCGGCTTTGGCCCAAGACGCTATGGACGCGGCGGAGGCCGTTGCCGAGGCGCTGGAAAAGATTAACCTTGATGCGGTTTTGGACCAGTCCGAGAAGGAGGCTATCCGCACCACATGGACCGGCATTAACGGCATTGTTTCCACTGGCGCAATGGGTACGACCGGCACTTACTACGCGGCAAAGCAGATGATTGAGGGGGCCTCCCACACCGGCCTTCCGGTCAAATACACTTTCAACGGAAAGGTTTATACCTTCCGTGGTGCTTATGACGAGGAAACCGAAACCTACGGGCGCGTCGTTTACACGATGAACAATATCGGCGAGGGCGCTCTCGATGCGGCTTACCTCGCCCTTCGCGAGTATCTTAACTCCGTCCAGCTCAACATTGACGGCGAGTTTACCGGCTTTGACCGCGACACTTACGCCAAGCTCCTCCGTGACTATAACGTGGCGCTTAATAACGTGATGAAGGTGCTTTCCGACATTGCGAAGAAAGCTGCCGACGATGCGCAAAACACGGCAAACGAGGCTTTGACTGATGCGCGTGCCGCCGTGGGCCAGCTTACCCTTTGGGGTGCGGACGGTGCTATTTCCCCTATGGAAAAGCGTGGGCTCGTTCAAATCAAGGCCGACATTACCAAAGAACGTGATACCCTCATTGCAAAGGCCATTATTTATGGAGCGGACTATACCGATTTCCAGCAGGCGTACACCCGGGCTATTACGGCCCTTAACAAGTACACCGCCGACTTAACCACCACGCAGGCCCGTGACGAGGATTACGAATATATTGCCGCCTACTACGGCTACCGCGATACACTTGCCCGAAACGTGGACGAGCGCGAGAAGGCGGTTATTGACGCAAAGGCCGCCAAAAGCGACGTGGAGTATCTCACCCAGGCCCTTGCGAAAGACGACACTGTTATTCAGGGTGGCGTTGTGCTTTCCTCGTTCATTGGAGTTAAGCGCAATAGCTCCGTGAAGGCCGCTATCAACGCCTCCGGCTCTGTGGCCGGATTCAGCGACACCACGCACGGCGTACTGATGATTGCCGCCGGCATCACCACTCTTGCGCAGGCAAAGGACAACGCCACTTTCCGCGTGTTTGAGGACGGATTTATTGTCGCAACCGCCGGACTTATCGGCGGGTTTAATATCGGTGCGAGTGCTATCTATAACGGCATGACCTCTTATGCCGACCAGTCCCACAACGGCGTTTATATCGGTACGGACGGAATCGCCCTCGGCGGTGGCAAGATTACCATGCACAACACGGGAGCCTTCCGAGCAATCGACGCGATTATTCAGGGCAAGATTATCGCTACCGAGCTTGACCTTACGAACGCGACCATATCCGGCCTTGATTATAGCGACGTTAATAATACACCCGACTTGACTGTTTATGTCGCAAAAGACGGGACGATTGGCAATACACCCGCAGAGGGCGTGACGGGATTCTTCCTTTCCTCTACCGGGCTTTTGAGAGCAAGTAACGCCTTGATTTACGGTACGCTTTACTCTACGGCTGGAATGATTGGCGGCTGGACGCTTTCGACAAATCGCCTTTACTCCGGCTCCTCCAACAACTACGTCGGGATAAGCTCCAACACCAGCGATACTTACGCATTTTGGGCCGGAGCGTCCACCGGCGCGAGCGCCCCGTTCAGTGTAACACGCACGGGCGCGATTAAGGCTACAAGTGGAGCGATTGGCGGGTTTGATATTAGCGACGACCACTTGGGTATCACCGGAACGCAACCGACGCCGGGCGGCACACCGAGTTCTACGACGAATGGTGCGGCGCTTTATCCCACCTACCTGCAGTTCAAGAGGAGTAATAGCAATGTAAAGGGCCGCTTGACTATCGGCGCTTCTATTTACCAAGATAGCTACGTTGGCGGCGAGGCGCTTGAAATATGGCTTGACGGACTCGGGAAAACCGCGTCTGTACCTATCTACGGAAGGGGTATCAGTGTTGATGTTACTCGTTTCCAAAAGAACATTGCGATAGACTGCTTGAACGGCATGATAGCCGGCTTGCGCCCGCTTATATACTACTCTACCGGTGGATTTATTTATACCGATAGGCTTGCCTCCGACTACCCGGCCCGCGCTCATACGATTATCGTAAACAACACCTCCGGACAAAACGGAACGCTGTATGTTTCTTCCAATCCGCAGGACGGCGAAGAGTATCTGCTCATACATACTTCTACGAACGCATTTTACATATCGCCCAGAAATAACGCGCACCCGATTTTTGTTCAGCATGATGGAACATGGCACGTCGGTATGAGCGTGACTTCTATTCAAACAACCTCCAGGGAAATGTGCTACTTGATTTATAGCGCCTCCATGACTACTACAATTAACGGAACAACCTATACCGGTTGTTGGATTTGCCAATTCTTCCATAACTAATAATGCCATGAAAAAAATTGATTTTCAGCACTTCAAAATGTTTCAAGACATTGCCCATGAGCAAGTATTAGAAACTGACGCAAGGAAAGACCTCGCGGACCTCCTTTACAAGAATGTGAACGGGGTTGCGGCCCTTGACCTTGCCATGCGCATCTTCAAATCAAACGGGGAAATGGAACTCTCCGAGGACGATATGAAAATTCTCCAGCCGTTTATTGAGGGTGGATTTACCCCGGCCTTCATCGACTCTTTTAACTCAAATCTCAAATAGCCTATGGCAGCAACAGAACAACCAGTAACCGAATTGACGGTTTACACCGACCCGGCCCTCGTCGCCGGAAAAGCAGTTTTGCTTCACGACAAGACCACGGGCGACGCTATTCGCTTTGACGCGGAAAAGCTCGTTGCGGTCGCAAAGGATTTGTCCATGTTCACCGTGGACGGGACCTCTCTCATTCTCCGCGAAACCGCCAACTGCTATGTTGTGCGTACCCCAGGAGTCTATAAGTTTCCCGTTGTTTACGGAAACGGCATTAAGCGCGGTGTTGCCAATGACGCGGCCTATACCCGTCAAGGAACAACCTATACCGCCGACTTCGTAAACCACCTCGGAAACGTAATCACCTCGCCGTATATCGAGAAAAACGCCAACTGTCAGCCCGCTTCCGCAGGCCTCCTTTGGCAGACGGGAACGAGCATCATCACCAGCGTTTCACTCGTTGAGGGTGGCGACTGCAAGTATATCCAGTTCACCGTGGGCCGCGTGCCGGCAACGAATGGCAATGCCGTTTTGTTCGTCAAGGACTCCGGCGGCAATATCATGTGGAGCTGGCATATTTGGCTGACCTCCGATTCCCTCGGCCCGGAAATCTTCGAGAACAACACCGGTGTTAAGTACCCGCTCATGAGCGAGAACCTCGGCGCAATGTGGAACGAGGCCCGCACCCGGTCTTTCAATCCTCATTATCAGTGGGGACGAAAGGACCCTATGGCCCCGCCCGCATCGTACTCGTCCAGTTCTCAAATGACGCTTTACGATATAAACAACAACGTTTATACCGGCTTTGGTGTCCTGGGGGCTGATTCCGACGAGCTCGCCACAAAGACCGTCGATAACGCGATTAAGAACCCCAACCTGTTCTTTACCCGTTACGACCAGACGAGCCACAACTGGAACAACCTTACGTGGTTTAACAACTTCTGGAACGCTGCGGAAACCGCGTCCTCTTCGCTGGCGGACAATCAGGAAAGCGCCGTAAAGACCATTTACGACCCGTGCCCGGTTGGATTCATGCTTCCTTCCGGACGAGCCTTTACCGGATTCACAACGACTGGCGGGAACACCTCCGACTCGACACAGTTTAATGTTGTTGGCTCGTGGATTAACGGCTGGAACTTCAAAAAGACCAGCGCTGACGAGGCGGGCAATATGTTCCCCGCCTCCGGCTGCCGGAGCTACGGTAGTGGAGCGTTGACGAACGTTTCAGGTTACGGCTACTGTTGGAGTTTTGCTCCGGACAGCCAGACCTACGCCCGTAGCTTGAACTTCGGTTCGGGCTACGTTGGCCCGCTGGACGGCTACTACCGTAGCTACGGCTTTTCGGTGCGGCCCTGCCGAGAATACTAATTGACTTTGCGGGAAGCCCCGCCTTTGGAGGGCGGGGCTGAAGCCCGCGCGTAAGGAAAAAGAAAGAAACACAATGAAAAAATTACTACAAATAGACGGCTTGAAAGCCGCTGGAGCAACGATTGTTGTTGCTGAACGTGTTTACGTTGGGTCGGTCGAATCATCAGAGCTTATCGACAAGATACGCGAGTTTGATTTGGCGAACGCAACGCCTCTCATGTGCTACGACTTTTTAAGGAAACTCAAAGAGGACTTGTAGTATGGACTTTTACGCCCTGAACGTTTACAATACGGTGAGATTACTCTACGGCCAGCTTGTAAGAAGCACGCAGAAAGTACCGCGCGAGGACCGCATTTCCTCCGTGGTCGAAGTAAAGCGCTGGATTGAGCAGGTCATGGAATATATCGCTTTTGCAAACGAGGCATTTGAAACAAAAGAGAACAGATTGCAGTTTATCCGTAACGCTATCAACGTCATGCACAGAATTGAAATCCGCGTTAGGATATACTTCGATTTGGGCCATATCAAAGAAAAGGGCTTTGACGCAATAACGAACCTCGAGGCGAGCGTTGTCCGTCAGCTTCGCGGTTGGGAAAAAGCAAATTCATAATGAACGCGCCCTCGAATAAGATTGAACTTGCGGAACCTGCCGTAATTGGTATTCTGCTCATGGAATCTTTTTTAATTCAGCGATTCTCGCCTCTTCGCTTTTTAGCGGAAGGCTGTCATAGCCGGGTAATGCCGGTAGTCCATATCGCCGTCAGCGCAATGCTCCCGGCCCTATGTTCATTCAAGCGGAATCGCTCATACAGGGTTGGCCTTTGGCCGCTTGCGCGTTGTGTTGTAGCGCGGGCCGTCCCGCTTGGGGTTCTTTTCGCCTCCGGCTACCGGAACAACGGTAGTGGAGCGTTGACGAACGTTTCAGGTAACGGCAACTATTGGAGTTTTGCTCCGAACAGCCAGACCAACGCCCGTAACTTGAACTTCAATTCGGGCAACGTTAACCCGCTGAACAACAACAACCGTAGCAACGGCTTTTCGGTGCGGCCCTGCCGAGGATTAAAATAGAGGGCGCTTTATAAAGTTATGATTTATAATTACGAGGAAATACATAGTCGTGTGACGGCGGGATATGTTAAAGCCCGTTCGGAAGAGCGCAGTACATTCGCCCAAATTGAATTTGAGCTGAATGTTGAGGATAAACTCCGCGAGCTTTCGTTTGAGCTGTATCTTCGTCAATGGTCGCCGCTTCCTCTTGACTGGTTTGTGCTAACAAAGCCGTCGGTACGCGAGGTGTTTGCCCCGCAATTCCGCGACCGCATTGTGAGCCATGTCCTTTTCGATATTCTCATGCCGATTTACGACCGACTGTTTATCTACGACAGCTATTCTTGTCGGGTCGGAAAGGGCACGCTTTTCGGCATTAGCCGGTTTGAACACCACTTGCGAAGCGTAACGAATAACTATACCCGCGACGCATACGTTTTAAATCTCGATATTTCGGGGTATTTCATGTCGATTGACCGCCAGATACTCTACAATCTTATTCACGCCGAAATCGTCAAGTATGCGCAATTTCACACGGATTTTGACCTCGACTTTACAGAGTATCTTGTGCAGACGTTCTTATTCCGGGACCCGCTGGCGGGGTGCATCTATCATGGCAACCCGTGTCTTAAAAAGCTCGTCCAGCCGAATAAGAGCCTTTTCGGCCAGCCCCCCGGCGTCGGCCTTCCGATTGGCGACGTGATTAACCAGCTCAATTCAAACATATATCTTAATCTGTTCGACCACTTCTGCAAGCGAAATTTGAAAATTCGCGGCTACGGGAGATACGTTGATGATTCCCGCTCGGTCCACAATAGCCTGCAGTACCTCGAAGAATGCAAGGAGCGTAGCGCCGAATTTTTATACGAAAGGCTCCACTTGAATTTGAATAAAAACAAAAGCAATATCACCAGCGCCTACGAAGCCAATACGTTCCTGGGCGCAACGATAATGCCATACTATAAAACCGCAAACGAAAAGACCATACAGCGTTTTGAGCTGTATATGAAGGACCTTAACCGGCGTATCGGAAACCATGAGCCGATAGATACGCGATATGAGCTATCAAGGATTAACTCCGCGCTCGGCCACTTGGCACATTTCAACTCGGCCAAAGTCATGCGCGAGGTTATCCAAAAGTCGGTAGAAACGAGAAGGGTTTTCGGATTCACCTCCGACAACAAGAAAGCAATCATTTTAACCCCAAATAATTATGAAGTACCAATTTTCCCAGCCGCAGCGTAAGGCTGCGCTCAACAACGGTAAAATCCGTTGCTTCTACAACGAGGAAATCAAGAACGACGTTGTGGAAATCACTAATCCCGAAACCGAGGAGGTCACCACGGAGGAGGTAGTAAACTATCTTTACGACGTGGTGGATATTGATGCCCCGGCAGAAAAGGGAAAAATCGTCGATGCGCTGATTCGCACCCGCTATTCGCAGTCTGACGTGGAGGCTATCATGCGGCACAAAATGGCCGGTGACGAAGGCGCGGACGAGGAGTTTAACGCTTTCAATGCTTTTGCCGAAACCTGCAAGGCCGAGGCGAAGCGCATACTGGAGGATTAGGTTATGGGAGAGGAACAGAGCTTTATCCTTCAAGGGAGCGTTTCGTCCGTGCTGGTGGCGTTCTTTCAAAGCGCCGTCCTGCGAATGATTCCCTACTCCGTTGCCGCCGTTCCGTTAATCGTGCTTGACTTGATTTACGGAATCCGCGCGGCAAAGTACCGTGGCGAGCGAGCTCGGCTCTCAACCGCCGTGCGCCGTTCCATGACAAAGACCTTCAGCTATGTTTGCTGGCTGATACTGGCAACCGCCCTTGCGCTTTCTTTTGAAGTGAAGTGGATTGAGTGGGTGGTGCTGGGAACGGTCTATCTCAACGAGCTTGCATCCATTGTCGGCAACTATCTTGAAACGAAGGGTATTCACTTTTCCTATGCCGGTTTTATTCGCCTGCTTTTCAAAAAAGGAGCGGAGAAGGCCGGTATCGAGGTTTCCGACGAGGAGGCGAAAGAAATTATCCGTCCCCGCGACAATCGCGGAAGATTCGTAAAAAAACAATAGCCATGATTGAACTGCTTATAGAACGTAAGTGGGCCAAAAAGGAGTACACCGTGGGCGCATTCAGCGCCTGCGGTGAGCGCCTTTGCGAGTCACTTGAAGATACCGACCGCGGGCTGGTATCTTCCATGCCTACCGCCGTGATTAACGCGGCGAAAGTGTACGGCAAAACGGCTATCCCGAAAGGGCGCTACCGCGTCGTGCTGTCCTACTCTCCTAAATTCGCCAACCGCGTTTGGGGAAAAAAGTACGGCGGGCTTGTGCCGGAAATCCTCGGCGTGAAGGGCTTTTCCGGAGTCCGTATTCACCCAGGAAACAAGGCGGAAGATACGCTCGGCTGTCCCCTTGTTGGCCGTAACAAGAAAGTTGGTGAGCTTGTGGAGTCCACCGCGTGCTATTACAAGCTGATGAACGAGTATTTGGTCCCGGCCCATGAATCCGGCGACGAAATGTTCATAACCATTCAATAGCATGGGCGCTCAATCAAAAAGACCGGAGGACAACTGGAGGCGCGACACTGTGATAATTCGGCTGGCGTTTTTCTCTGCGCTGGCCCTGACAATCATGTGCGCCTCCGGGTGTTCCCCGAAAATCTACGAGCGGGTAATCGTCCAGCGCGATACAACCCAAATCGTCAAGGTTGATTCCGTCCGGTATCTGGAGCGCGACTCCGTATTCGTCCGGGAAAAGGGCGATACGGTTTATAAGTACGTCGAGCATATAAGATACCGGGATAGAGTCAAGATTGATACCGTCCTGAAAGTCCGCGTCGATTCCGTGGCTTTTGAGCGCGTTAAAGAAGTCAAGGTAGAGAAACCCATGTCTTGGTGGCAAAAGTCGAAAATCGGGGCGTTTTGGTGGCTTTGCGGGGCGCTTATTGCCTGCCTTCTTTGGATATTCCGTAAACCCATTTTAAAAATTATAGCCTTATGAAAAATTTTATCCGTAAAATCTGGGACGCAATCGTAAATTTCATTAACCGCGTCCCGAAAGACAAACTCCTGCACTTTGTCGCTGGCGTTATTATCGCCGCCTTCTTCGCCATTTCCCTCGGCATGAAGTTCTGCTTCTGGCCGGTAATCTTCTTTGCCGCCGCCAAAGAGTTCTTTGACAAGTGGACTACGGACCAGTGGGAATGGTGGGACTTTGGCGCAACGTGCATCGGTGGCCTCGTTCCGCAGATATTCGTTCTGCTGAATATGTGGTGGTTCTAACCTGCTGGGCCAATCCGCTCCGGTACTGCGAAACACGCGAGCGTTGAAATCCAACAGAAAAAGCCCCTCCGCGCTTTGTAGGCACGAAGGGGCTCGTTCTATCATAACGGCTCAATATAAGCCCAATGGGTAATTTCGGCCCCGCGTGGTAGGCCAACCCAACCGCCACCGAAATTGTCAAACAATCCCGGCGGCAGATAACTCCACCAAAACTCCCCGTCCCAACGGCAAATGAGGTGCTCGGTAAACGGTAATCCCCTTACCTTACAGACAAGCTCAATCGGGCCGTTAAGGGGCTTTGGCGGTTGGAATGAATCAAGATTATGCCATTTCATAGTATCGCAAGGAATAGTGGCTCCGGCTTTCGTAAATCCGGGGAGTATTTTGGTTTTATTGCCCGGATTTCCTCGTAGTCAAAGCCGTTATCGTATTTGATTTCCAGATTATCCGCTTCCTTTGGTAGCGAAGCGAGATACTTTTTCATCTGCTTTACCGTAATCATACGCGCTTCGCCATGAAACTGTAAGTATAAATCTTTCTTCCCTCCGGCGTAGTACCGCCATCCGGGCTCCCGAACTCGCGCATCAGCGAGTCTGCAATCGTGGCCGCAAGGTGCTTTCTTATGCCGTTTTCCATGAGCTTCTCGGTTGAGTAGCGGTACTCGTCCGACTCGGTTACAACGTAGCTGGCTTTGATTGGCCGCGCATCTTGACTATTAAGATTTTGCGCATTTATTTCTTCAAGCGCGTTTTCCACGGCCCCCTCGCGTAGGTTAAGTTCGATTTCCCTCCGGTCAAGTTCATGGCGGTAGTTGTCAAGCCCCGCCTTCGTGCTTCGATTCTCGGCGGCCAAAATAAGATTATAGACGGCCAGCGCAACAACCATGACCGCAATAAGAATTATTGTAATTTTCATATCAGTTCTCTTTTACCCATTCGTGAATTTTTCGCGCAATAACCGTGAAAAGATTATCGTGCTTCAGGCTTGAAATAGTGATTTCGCCCTTTCCGGGGAGTCCGCGAAGATACCCCATAGCCATAGCGAACGAAAGCTCCCGGAGGCGGGATAGTATCGGATTTTCCTCCGGCTCCAGAATATCCCCGAAAGGCGCTCGTTTGACGTGATAATTTACGTTTTTCCATGCGGCGTTGGCGAATTGTGTAAAGATATGCGCCAGCATAAACCAGCTCACGTTTTTGCGCTCGTCAAAACCCACCCCGTCAAACATTTGAAGAATCCCGCTTTGAAGCATCATTATCTCGTTTGAGATATACTCGTAAAGCGAGTCCATAAGGTCGGTTACTTCGTCTTGATTCTCTGCCGGAATAAACGAAAAGAAAGGCCGGTTAAAGAGCGTATATTGCTTATGCCAAATCGCAGATTTCTGCTTTTGCTCATGCTTTAACGGCCCCGTCGCCTTTTCACCTTTCATCTGGCACTGATAGGCTATATCGGCCAAAAGGAACGGCAGAATCGGTGCGAGCGAATCGCCCTTTACTTGCGTTCTGGCCGCACCTTTCAGGCCGAGTTCAACAAGTTCTTTCTTTGTCATAATCCACACTTCTTTTTGTCCCACATAAAGCGCGAAAACGCAAGTTGAGCCGCGCCCTCTGCATCAACTTTGGCAAACACGCGATAGTTGCGCGTTTCGCTGCCGCTTTGAGTTTGCACGGCGCATTTGTATCCGCGCGAGGTTGCCTCTACGGAAACGAGGTAGCCGTTGAAAAAGAAAATATCCCTAATTGGGAGTCCTGGTGTTTGGCACGTCATATCTATTCCTCCTTTCTTGCGTTAAACTCATACTTGTATCTCCAGCGAATAAGCCTTACATTGTTCTTGTTTCGTAATGCCCTTAACACATTTCCTCGGTGTGGTGTATAGGGTGTAAAATGTCCATTATAATCTCGGAAACCGCACATAAATCCATAATTAGTTTGTACCACTAAATATTTGTGTTTTTCTGGTATTTCTTCCGGGTTATGCCAATGTGTCATATCCTATCCTCCTTTCTTGCGTTAAGCCACCACTCGCAAAACCACATCGCCAAATAGCAGCCGATAAAATTGGTTGATGCCTGAACTGTTATTGCAATCCATAAATCAGTTTCGGCGATGAACTTGATTACTATCGCTGAAAACGTATAACAAATACAATTTGCAATGGACGCGATAACCTTGCTCGCTTTAATAACCAGAATGCTCCTAACTATGTGTAAAAACACATTGATTAACGATATTAGAATGTATAGTGCAATCATTTTTCCCTTGCGTTAAGAACCTTGCCGAGTCCAACCATATCCCGGCGAACGTCATCCATTGTGCCGCCCATCCACGATTCATATACATGCCGTGCGGCTTCCTCAAGAGCGCGATTGCGAAGACCGTAAAAGTGGCGGGCGA